AAAAATGAAGTCTTTGATGACTTTAAAAAAAGGAGAAAGGAAGAAAATAATAAATTAAAAATCCAGCTAAAAGGGAAGCTCTTTTGGGACTCATTCAATTGGGGGACATATATAAAAAAGAGAGACTTTAAAGCAGCTCTAGATTATGAAGATAACTAAAAGAAATATAAGTAGCTTAATCTTTGCAGAGTACAATCCAAGAAAATTGACAAAGAATGAGCATAAAGAATTAAAGGATTCTCTAATAAGATTTGGCTTAGTTGAGCCAGTCATTATAAATAGTAATCCAGAAAGAAAAGATATTATAATTGGTGGACATCAAAGAGCTAGAATTTGGAAAGAGCTGGGAAATAAAAAGATTGAAGTTGTAGAATGGAACTTGACTTATGACAAAGAAAGAGAATTAAATGTAAGACTAAACAAGAATACTGGAAGCTGGGACTTTGATGAACTAGCAAATAATTTTGATTTAGATGAACTGAAAGAGTGGGGTTTTCAAGAGAAAGACTTATTCTTTGAAGCAGATGATTTAGAAGATGGACTTATTGATGATGATGCAATTCCAGAAGCACAAAAGAAAAGAGTAAAACTGGGAGACATTTGGAAACTTGGAAATCATAGACTGCTTTGTGGAGATTCATTTAAAGAAGATGATGTAAAAAAACTCATGAGAGATAAGAATGCAGATTTAATTTTCTCAGATATTCCTTATGATTTGACTGACTTTTCTTTTCTCCAGAATTTTGAAGATAGTATTGAGAATGGATTCATTTTTATTTGGGCAGATGACCAGCAAATTCAGAGCATTTTACAAAAGACAAAGATGAAATTACAAAGATTTTTTATTCTTGACCATACATTCTCAAGTCCAAAAGGAAATGATGTCTATGTAAGACATATACTTTTGATGCGATTTAAAAAAGGAAAAACAATTTCTTTCAAGAATTTAAATGATGGATTCCAAAGTATTTTGAAATTTGATTACAGAGGGAACTTAAAAAAGAAAGAAGATGTTATTCATAAACATCAGAAGCCAGTTAATACTATTATAAAATTTTTATTACATTACTCAAATGAGAATTTTATTGTTCAAGATTTATTTCTTGGCTCTGGCTCTACTTTGATTGCTTGTGAAAAGACAAATAGAATCTGCTTTGGAATGGAACTTTCTGAAGATTTTTGCAATTTGATTCTTGAAAGGTGGGAAAAATTTACTGGTAAAAAAGCTACAAAAATAAATGACTAAAGGAAGAAAAAGAAAGCCTACTAGAGTCAAAGAACTCCAGGGAACTTTAAGACCTGGTAGAGTTGTAAAGAATGAAATGCAAGTTGCCTTAGTAGAAGAATTGCCAGCTCCAGCAGAGTGGCTTTCTACAATAGCAAAAGAAGAATGGAATAAAGTCTGCTCTGAGTTATTCAATAAAAAAATGCTTCATCAAATTGACTTGAGACTTATTGAAGCTTATTGTAATGCAATAGCTTTACATATTGAAACTGAAATCATGCTCAGAGAAAAGGGAAGAATTGCAGTCTATAAAAATGAAGATGGTAGCTTAAAGCATGCTCAAGCAGTACCTTTTCAAAAGATTGCTAATGAAGCTTTAGAAAGAGCTTTAAGATTAGCAACTCAATTTGGAATTACTCCATCTTCTAGAACTTCAATTAGCCAGCCAACTTACATTCAAAATAATAATGCTTTCAACTTCTTTGACTAAAAAAAATAAATATTACTATGATGAAGAAGCAGCAGAAAGAGCAGTTGCTTTTATAGAATCTTTCATCAAGCATATAAAAGGAAGTAAAGCTGGTCAAAAATTTATTCTTGAAAGCTGGCAAAAAGATAAAATTATTAGACCAATCTTTGGCTGGAAGAATAAAAAAACAAAGCTTAGAAAGTACAGAACTTGCTATGTAGAAATTCCAAGAAAAAATGGTAAGAGTAGTCTTGGAGCTTGCTTGGCTTTGTATATGCTTTTTGCAGATGAAGAATTTGGCTCAGAATGTTTTTCAGTTGCTGGAGACAGAAATCAAGCTTCTATCATTTTTGATTTGGCAAAGTCAATGGTATTGCATTCAAAAGAACTTTCTGCAAGAGCAAAAGTTTACAGAGGTTCTATTGTAAATGAAGCAAAAGGAAATACTTACAAAGCTCTTTCAGCTGACTCTAAATTGCAGATGGGACATAATGCTCAGTTTGTAGCCTTTGATGAGTTGCATATTCAACCAAATAGATTACTTTTTGATACTATGCAAACAAGTCAAGCAGCTAGAAAACAACCTTTATTTTTCATGATGACTACTGCTGGAAGCTCAAAAACTGATGGAAATATTTGCTGGGAGCAGCATGATTATGCTGTGAAGATAAAAGATAAAATAATTTCTGATGATTCTTTCTTGAGTGTAATATATGCAGCAGATGAAGAAGATGATTTTACTTGTCCTAAAGTTTGGGAGAAAGCAAATCCTAATCTTGGAGTCTCAATAGAGAAAGAATATTTTATTCAGCAAGCTCAGAAAGCAACTGACATAATAGCCTATGAAAACAATTTCAAAAGACTTCATCTGAATATCTGGACTAGCTCATATTCCAAGTGGATTTCAGATAAGTGCTGGCTTGAGAATTATCAAAAAATTGATATGAAAGAACTGGAAGGGAAGACTGCTTATGGAGCTTTGGACTTAGCTTCCACTAGAGATACTTCATGCTTTTGTCTTTTATTTCCTTTGGAAGAATCTTTTGTAGTTTTACCTTTTTTCTTTGTGCCAGGAGATGCAATTTATACCAGAACTATGAAAGATAAAGTACCCTATAATCAGTGGGAGAAAGAGGGTTTTCTTGATGTTAGTCCTGGAGATGTTCAAGACTATGAATACATAAGAGCAAAAGTAAATGAACTTAGAGAAATTTATGACATAAAATCTGTGGCTTTTGACAGATGGAACTCCAGCCAAATTATAATACAGCTTCAAGATGATGGACTAGCTCTTTCTCCTTTTGGTCAAGGTTATGCAAGTCTTTCAAATCCATCAAAGGAATTGGAAAAGCTCTTTCTAAAAAAACAAATTAATCATTTAAATAATCCAATACTACGCTGGCAACTTCAGAATGTGCAAATACAATCTGATGCTGCTGGAAATATAAAACCTAATAAACAAAAATCTTCTGAAAAAATTGATGGAATTATTGCTTTAATCATGTCCCTAGGAGAGTTTCTTACTGAGGATTCTCCAGGAGCTTCAGTCTATGATGACAGAGGATTACTAATGCTATGAAAATAAATATACCTATTGAAGTACTTACTCTATTGAGTCCAGATGGATTTGAAAAGAAATTTCATTTCTATTGCTCTGAAACTAAAACTTATGCTGAAGCTTATGAAAAAACTGAGCAAGAATATGAAGCTGCTTTTGGGAAAAGAAAATATTCTGGATATGATTCTTTCAGAGTTGTAAAAAATAAAAGATTAAAGAAAAGAAACTAGGTTTCATTCCTTCCACTTTTTCTTTTCGTATTATTGCCTATTGCTGCAATTACTAATTCTTAATTGACTAACTTTGGGAATACTTACAAACTTTCTAAAAAGATTCCAGAAAGACAAACAAGAAAGAGACTACTTATCTTTTTCTGAAAATTTAAGTGGTAGCTTAGGTGGCTCTGGAATACAAGTAGATACTAATACTGCTATTCAGTTTACTGCTGTTTGGCAAGCTATGAGAATTTTATCAGAATCAGTAGCTCAACTTCCAATCAATATTCTGGAAAAAGATACAAATGGAGATAAGAAGATACTGAATACTCATTCTTTATATAACTTATTGCATACAAATCCAAATAAATACATGACTAAATATGTATTCATTCAAAAGATTATGTATGACTTATTGACAAGAGGAAATTCTTATGTGCATATAATCAGAAATGGAGCAAGTCCAATTGAGCTTATTACCTTAGATTTTGAAAAAATTGGACTCAAAGAATATGAGGGAGAAATATTTTATGAAGATTCTGCTGCTGGAGCAGTTTATGATTCTCATGATGTATTACATTTTAAGACTATGAGCAAAGATGGATATATTGGTCTGAGTCCGATTGATACTTGCAGAGATGCTATTGCTAATGGACTTGCTTTGCAAGACTATTCAAACTCTTATTTTAGAAATGGAGCAAAACTTTCTGGAGTTTTAGAAACTGATAGACAGCTTTCAACTGAAGCAATAGACAGATTAAGACATAGCTTCCAGATGAACTATACCAAAATTGGAGATTCAAATAAAACTTTGATTTTAGAAGAGGGACTAAAGTTTTCTGGAATAAGCTTGAGTAATGAAGCCAGTCAGTTCTTAGCCAGCAGAGCCTTTTCAATTTCTGAGGTAGCCAGAATTTTCTCAGTTCCACCACATTTGCTCAGAGATTTGACCAAATCCAGTTTCTCAAATATAACAGAGCAATCAAGAGAATTTGTTCAATATTCTTTAGTCCCTTATTTATACATGATGGAGCAAGAATTTTCTACAAAGCTTTTCAAGCAGAATGAAATTGGAAAACTGAATATTGAATTTAATACAAATGCTTTGCTCAGAGGTACTCCAAAAGAAAGAGCTGAGTACTATAGAACAATGCTGAATATTGGAGCAATGAGTATCAATGAAATTAGAGCCAAAGAAAGCATGAATAGAGTTGGAGCTGAGGGAGATAATTTATTCATGCAAATGAATATGACTACAATTTCAAATATTATAGATGGAACTCCAATTGAAACTAAGGAAGAAGCTCCAGAAATTGCAGATGAATTACTGGAAGAAATTACAACAAATGGAAAGCAATAATGCCAATACCTACTCCAAAAGATAATGAAATGAAAGAAGAATTTATTGAAAGATGTATGTCTGATGAAGTAATGCAAGAATATGATGACAAGCAAAGATTGGCAATTTGTGAGAGTCAAATAAATAATGAAAAAAATAAAGACATGGAAAAAGATAAGAGACATGTAAAAGAAATAATTGAAGATTCTGAAACTATTACTATAGTCTATGAAAAAGATGAAAGATTTGAGGGAATTAAAGTAAAGAAAGATGATACTCCAGATGAGGGAGAAGAAGAAACTATTGAAGAAAATGATTCTCATTTAGAAGATGAAATAGATGGAGAAGAAATTGAAGATGAAATAGATGAAGAAACAGAAGAAGAAGAAGAAGAAGAAGAAGAAGAAAGTAAAGGAGTCTGGAGAAATAAAGATGCAGTTGAAAAAAGATTCTTTGAAACTAGAATAAAAACTGCTGGAAAGAAGAATACTATTGTAGGGCATGCTGCTGTATTTGGTAGACTTTCAGAAGATTTGGGAAATTTCAGAGAGGAAATTGCTCCTAATGCTTTTGACAAAGTTTTGAAAAATGATGTCCGTGCATATTTTAACCATAATCCTGATTTAATTTTGGGTAGAGTATCAGCCAATACTTTAAGAATAAGAAAGACAAAAAAGGGACTCCAGTATTCATTGGACTTACCTAATACAACTGCTGGTAGAGATATGCTTGAGAATTTAAAAAATGGAAATGTGAATCAAAGTAGTTTTGCATTCCAGGTAGAAAAGGACTCTTGGAGAAGTGATGATGATTTGGGAGAAATAAGAACTATTGAGAAAGTCAAAAGACTTTATGATGTTAGTCCAGTGAGTTTACCAGCTTATCCAGATTCAAATGATTTGCAAGTTGCTACTAGAAACTTTTATATATACAAAGACAAACAAAAGATGCAAGATGAAAGACAATACGAACTCAAAAGAAGTTTATTGAATTTAAGAATACAAATTAAAAAAAGAAAAATATCATGAAAAAAAGTTTAGAATTAAAGGAACTTCATTCAGATACAATTTCTAAATTAGAAGCTATTGAAAAAATTGCTTCTGATGATGAGAATAGAGAATTGACTGAATCAGAAGTAAAAGAAGTAGATACTTTATTGGCTAATGCTGATGAAATTTCTACAAAGATAGAAAGAGCTGAAAAGCTTGAGAAAGAATTAAGAACTGGAGCAATGTCTGCTGGAGTTGTAATTGAAAAGAATAGTGCAAAAGATTTATCAGCATTCTCTTTTCAAGCTGCAATGAGAGCTGCTTATTCTGGAAAACTTGATGGAGCAATCAAAGAATTTGACCAAGAAGCTAGAAATGAAGCTAGATATACTGGTCAGCATTTCAGAGGAATTGGCATTCCATCTTCAGTTTTAGAATATAGAACTGCTGCTGAGACTGCTGCTGTAAATGCAACTGAAGTAATGAGTTTTACTGACCAGCTTCAAGCTAATTTAGTATTGGCTTCTGCTGGAGCAAATTTTTACTCTGGAATAAATAATCAAAAATTCCCAGTAATTTCTGCTGTAAACTCTTATTTTGTTGCTGAGTCTGGTGGAAGTGCTACAACTCCAACTGGAACTGCAAGCTCAATGACATTGAGTCCTAAAAAATGTATTAGTGTAGTAAATGTATCCAATGAAGCAATGACTCAGAATCCTGGATTGGAAGCTGCTTTGCAAAGAAATATGGCTGCAAATATTGCTGCAACTATTGAGAATGCTTTGCTGAATGTTGCTGATATAACAAGTGGTCCTACTTCTATTTTCTTAGATGCTGGTTCTGGTACTCCAACAAGTACTGCTGCAATGAGTGGAGCTACTGCTCTTTCGTTAGAGTCTGCTGTATTAGATGCTGGAGTCCAACTGGAAGGAGCAAGAATGGCTTACTTAGTAGATGGTAATTCTTATGCTGCAATCAAAGTTGCTGAATTAGTTTCTGGAATAAGTGCTGCTTATGATATAAGAGACAAAACTATCAATGGTTATTATGCTTTTCAAAGTAGTAATGTTGGAGCTGATGGTGGAGCTACGAAAGACCATGCTTTATTCGGAGATTTCTCTAAAGTACACATTGCTCAATTTGGAGGACTTGATATGCTGTATGACCCTTTTACTGGAGGTGCAGAGGGTGAACCTAGAATGATAGTGACCAGCCTTATTGATGGTGGAGCTGTTCAGGGAACTACTGCTTTTGCTTCTTTGAAAGAAAGCTAGGAAGTATAAATTTTTAATTAGTCAATGCTAGGAGAATTTCTCCTGGTATTTGGCTAGTTATAAAAAAAGAGTAATTATGAGAAATAGTTATATAGCTTCTTTGAATACAGATGCAATGAATACCACTGCTGAAATTCGTACTCATTTAAGAATTGCAACTACTGATGAAGATACTTATTTAGATTCTTTAGCTTTAGCAGCTAAATATACTATTGAGAATTATTGTAATATCATTATTGGAGATACTGCTATTATACAATATGCTACAAGTTGGTGTGATACTACTGAACTATATCATTCTCCAGTAAAAAATTCTGGAGAAGCAACTATTACAAAAATTAGATATTATGATTCTTCTAATACTCTTATTCTAGAAAGTCTTACTGATTATAAGTTTGATGAATATTCTTCTCCACTAAGACTGGGACTTACTCCTGGATATTCTTATCCAGCTATTGCAAACAGATTAAAAGCAATAGAAATCAGTTATTCAGTAGGATATGATAATGCAACTTCAGCTCCAGAAAGTTTAAAGCAAGCTGCTCTAATTTTGTGTGGAAATTGGTACGAAAATAGACAAGAAATAATTGTTGGAAGAAGTGTAGGTTCTATTCCAATGACTGCTAGATATTTAATGAATCCTTATAGAGTAGAAACACTTGGATTATTATGCTAGGAATTGGAGAATTAGATAGAAGAATCTTGATTCAAGTTGCTACTATAAGCAGAGGTGATTTAGGTGGAGCAACTAAGAGTTGGGATACTCATAGTATAGGATATGCAAAAATAGAATTTAAGACTGCAAAAGAAGAAAAAGATAATGATAGCTTGAATGATGTAGAAGTAGTAAATTTTTACATAAGAAGTAGCAATTTAACTAATACTATCAACTCTTATGACTATAGAATTTTATATCCAATTCTGAATGCAACTCCTATTGATGGAACTACTCAAAAATATTATGTAAATGGAGTACAAGAATATGATGGAAGATTGAATTTACTAAAAATAATAACAAAGCTCAGAGTTGGCTCTGAGACAGAAGCTTAAAAGATGATAGATGTAAATTTAAAAGCAACAAATCATAATGAATATGCTTTAATGTTTAAAGCTATTGCTGCTGATTTGACTGATAAGGAAATAATAAGCAAAGTACTTAGACCAGTTGGAAATGTATTTGTAAAAAGTATTAAAGATACAACTCCAGTATTAGATAGACCTTTTAAAGTTTATAGGAATCAAAAACTTTATACAACAATTGAGCCAGGAACTTTAAAGAACTCAATAGGAATAATACAAACTGCTTCTTCTAAATTATTTCCTGGACTTTATATCGGTCCTAGATATAAATATGGAAAATGGAAGAAGCCTAATATTGGTGGCTGGTTTATGCACATGGTACAATTTGGAACTGAATTTATAAAGCCAAATCCTTTTGTGCTAAGAGGTTTCTTAGCAGCAAGAGCAACTGGAATTGCTATGCTAGAAAAAAAGCTGAAGTCAGTTTTGAAAAAAATTGTAAGCAGCAAAGGTAAAAGTAAAATAAAACTGCAATGATAGGAAAAGCAATATATGATATTTTAGCAAATGATACTGATGTAGCAAGCTTAGTTGGGACAAGTATTTTTCCTAATGTTAATTATTTAGATGATAGAACTTATCCTTACATTGCTTATCATCATCTTGCTGAAGAAGCAAATGATACTAAAACTGGAGCTGGGAATAGTCCAATTCATGGAGTTTCAACTTTGAATGTAGCAAAAATACAAGTAAATTGTTTTAACAAAACAAAGTTTCAACTAGAAGAATTGGCTGAATATGCAAGAATTGCTTTAGATAGAAATTCTGGAACTTATAATGGAGTAAAATTACAAAGTATTCAATTTGAAAATCAGAATGATACTTTCAACTTTGAGGGTTATCAAGATTTTGATGGAATCTTTCAAATTGCTTTGATATTTAGTTGCAGATATGAACCTTATAATGGATAACTTTTAAAAAATAAAAAAATGGAATATACTTTAATAAAAGAGTGGCAGTTTAGACCTGGAAGAATGCTTTCAGCTGATACTAAAATAGATATAAGTAATGACTTAGCAGAAAGATTATCTGCTGAGGGTTATATTGGAGAAGTAAAAAAGACTAAAAAAACAAAAACAAAAAGAAAAAAGGAAAAGACTAAGGAAAAAGAAAACAATAATAACTAATTAAAATTTAAGAAAATGCCAAGTAATATAGTAAATGGAACTGACTTTATAGTCAAATTCGGAACTGCTGGTTCTGAGGTAGCAATAGCTTTTGCTACAAGTGCTAGCATAAGTTTCTCAATGGAGACCAGAGATATCAGCAACAAAAGTTCGGCTGGGTGGCGTGAATTGCTAGAAGCACAAAGAAGTTGGAGTGTATCTTGTGAAAATCTTTTTGCATGGAAAGATGGACAAGCAACTCCAGTAGCAGTTGTAGGATATGATGACCTTTGGGCAGAGATGAACAATAGAACTTCATTCAGCATAGTTTTTACTGGAACAAGTCCAGCAACTGGAGAGACTTATTATAGTGGGACAGCTTATTTAACTTCTTTAGAAGCTTCTGCTCCTTTAGAAGATAATACTACTTTTACAGCTAGCTTTGAGGGTAGTGGAGTACTAACTGAGACTACTGCTTAATAGTCAATGCTAATACTGCTTAATTGCAAGTAAAGTTGAGCTTAGGAATGATTCTGATTATCGTTGGATTCATTTCTAGGTTTGGCTTTATAATAATACTAACGATAAAAAGAATAAAAGAATGTATGAAATAATTGAAATAAATGGTAAGAAATTACCAATCAAGTTTGGATTTTCAGCTCTGAGAAAATTTTCAAAGATTACTGGAATGAAATTGCAAGACATGGAAGTGCTAGGAAATAATATGACTTTAGATAGTGCAATAACAATGATTCATTGTGCTATTGTTGATGGTCATAGAGTTGCAAAAGAAGAATGTACTTATACTTCTGATGACTTAGCTGATGACTTAGATACTGACATGGAAGCTATTGAAAGAGCAATGAATATTTTTGCTGAGATGATGTCTGGAGCTGAGAAGAAAGAGAAAGTGAAAAAAAAAATAGTCAAAAAGGGAGAAGCCAAGAAGTAAAGTCTTTTACCTGGGACAGACTTGAAGAAATTGGAATAGGGCAAATGAAATTAAGTTATAATGAGCTTTATGATTTAACTCCAAGAGCATTCTGGAATGCTTTAGATGGTTTTTTGTTGCAAGAGGAACAAAGAGAAAAATCTGAATGGATAAGATGTCGCTGGCAAACTTGCTATTTATTAAATATACATCTTCCAAAACATAAAACAATCAAGCCAACTCAATTGATAAAATTTGACTGGGAACAAACAAAGATTTCTACTGAAGATTATGATGCAGTCAGTAAAAGAATTGCTTTAAAAATGAAAAAGCTGGGAATAAAGCCAGCCGAAAAACATTATAAGAATTATGAGTAAAGCTCAATTAAATGTAAGACTAGGAGCAAGCACTACCAGCTTTGACAAAGCAATGAATAAAGCTGCTTACAAAATCAATAAATTTGGTAAAGCAGTACAAAGAGTTGGAGCTAATATGACTAGAAATTTGACAATGCCAATAGCTCTTATTGGTGGAGCTTCAGTTAAGATGGCTGCTGATTTTGAAAAGTCAATGACCAAAATCAATACTCTAGTTGGAGTTTCAGAAACTGAAGTAGATGGACTAAAAAAACAAGTACTTGGACTTGCTGGAGAAACTGCTCAAGCTCCAAAAGACTTAGCTGATGGACTTTATTTTTTAACTTCTGCTGGACTTAGTACTGAGGGAGCAATGAAAGCTTTAGAGCAAGTAAGTAAAGCTACTGCTTCTGGTCTAGGTGAACAAGCAGACTTAGCAGTTGTAGCAGCAGCTGCTCAAAATGCTTATGGAGCAGAGACTCTTGATGCAACTGGAGCTTTAGATATGTTTGGTCAAATGGTTAAGACTGGAATGTTTGATGCAGCAGAATTATCTAAAGTACTAGGAGTACAACTTGGTCTTGCTAATAATCTTGGAGTTGGCTTTGAAGATGTTGGAGCTTTTATCTCAACTTATACTAGAACTACTGGAGATGCAACTGGAGCTGCAACTGGCTTTGGAGCAGTCATGATGTCATTTGCTAAAATAGCTCCAATACAAGAACAAGCTCTTGCAAAAATCAATATGACTTCTGGAAGTCTTAGAGAAATGCTGGGAAGAGATGGATTGCAAGCAACTCTTTTACATTTGCAAACTGAATTTAAGGCAAATGGAATGCAGATGTCAGAATTTTTTACTAAGTCTCAAGCTCTAAAAGGTGTCATGGGAGTCTTAGGAGAATCTACTGAAGATTATAAAAAGATTCTTGGAGAAATGGAGAAAAGCCAGGGTTTTGTAAATGATGCTTTTGAAACTACTGCTGAAAAATCTTCTTTCAAATTAGACAAAGCTTTAAATGATTTGAGAATTGCTGGTACTCAACTTGGAGAAGCTTTATTTCCAGTTGTAGAAAAATTGTCTGCTGGAGTATCCAGACTTGCTGGCTGGTTTTCAAATTTATCTGATTCTTCAAAGAATACGATGGTAAACATCTTACTTTTTGTTGCTGCTGTAGGTCCTATGATAGCAATTTTTGGAAGTGCAGCTATAAAACTAGCTGCTTTAATTAAATTTATAAAAGGAGCTAGAGCTGCTATGATAGGATTGAATGTTGTAATGAAAGCAAATCCAATTGGATTTGTAATTTCTTTGATTGCACTTCTTGTTGGAGCTTTTATTCTGCTTTATAATAAGAGTCAAAAATTTAGAGCTGGAATTGCTGGAGTATTCAATGCTTTCAAAGCTTATGTCTCTGGAATGTGGGACTTAGCAAAAGGAGTCTTAGGGGGAATTGGAGATATATTGATAGGAATTTTTACTTTAGATACAGATAGAATCAAAAAAGGTTTTAATAATGCAAAAAATGCTTTTGGGACTTATGGGAAAGCTATTGCTGATTCATTTAAAGATGGATATAAAGAGAAAATTGAAGAAGAAGAATCTATAAGTTTGGCTGACAAAGCAGCTGAAGAAGCAGCAGCACTATCTGGAGCAAATTCTGGTGAAGCTTACAATGAAGCTTATGCAAAAGCTCTTGCTGATGGAAAAACTGATGATGGAAAAACTGATGATGGAAAAACTGAGACAATTCCAGAAACTGATGAAGAAAAAACAGCCAGAGAAAAAAAGGAACAAGCTATAAAAGATTCTGAGCAAAGAATGCTAGAATTGAAAAATAAGTTTAGAGTATTAAATGCTACAAATGAACAAGAAGCAGCAAGAATTTCTTTAGATATAGAAGAAGAAAATGAACTAGCTGGAGTAGTAGGAATGGAAAATTCTGAAGCTTTGAAGCAGAAGATTTTAGATAACTATGCAATTAAAAGAAAAAAATTATTAGATAAGCAATTAGCAGAATTTAAAAAAGCAAAATCAGAAGAAGTCTCAGAGCAAGAGAAAGCAGCAGATGAAATGATTGAATCATGGAAAAAATTTGCTCAAAAGGCTGAAATGATTTTGTCAGCAATAAGTGGCTTTCTTTCAGCTCTTTCTGAGCAGCAATCAGCAACTTTAGAGAAAAAGCAAGAAGAAGAAAATGCAGCTTTTGAAGAAGAATGGAATAGGGAACAAGAAAGAATAGAGAATCTGAATATAAGTGAAGAAAGAAAAGATGAATTACTAAAATTGCATGATGAAAAAAGAGCAAAAGCAGAGAATACTTTAGGAGAAAAGCAAGATAAAGCCAAAAGAAGATTAGCAAGAAAAGCAGCAAAGAGAGAAAAAATGATGAATATTGCTTCTGCTTTGATGTCCACATTCAATGCAATCACTGGAGCTTTAGGAATGAAACCATGGAGTCCCTTGAATTTAGTTCTTGCTGGAATAGTTGGAGTTTTAGGAATGGCTCAAGTTGGAATGATAGCTTCTACTCCTATTCCTAGTCTTGCTGAGGGTGGAATTGCTTATGGAGAAAGTCTTGCAGCAGTTGGAGATTATCCTGGAGCAAAGATGAATCCAGAAGTAATTGCTCCTTTGAATACTTTAAGAAATTTACTTGGAACTGGAACTGAGAAACTCCAGCAAATAAAATTAGTTGGAAGTATAAGTGGAAATGATATACTTTTAGCAAATGAGCAAGCTCAAGATGATAGACTTAGATTTGTATAAATTATGGGAGCAGTAAAATGGAGAGGAGAATATAAAAGCTGGAACAATTCAGAATATACTATTGATATTTGGGACACTGACTATTCTTCAAGTCCACTAGATTTTTCTGTTGGAGAGGGTGGCTGTGTATTGAAGTATTCTTCTTCTGGAAATCAGAAGCTTTCTCCAATACTGGCTGGAACTTTAGAAATTCCTTTCATAGTAGAAAATGTTTTACAAAATACATGGATAAACTTATTAAGAACTACAAAAGAAGAAAAAGATATTTATGTGCATCTTTATGAATATTCTACACTTATTTGGAGTGGATTTCTGATAATGGATTTGTCCAGTGAACAAGATGAATTTTATCCTTTTGAAGTAAAATTGAAAGCTGTTGATGGAATTGGATTATTGAAAGACCTAGATTTCATTCCAGATAATGCTAATATCACTCCTTATACTAAAGCAAATACTTACATGACAAGCAGTTATGGTTATCAGACTATTATAGAGTGGCTTGCTGAAGTACTGGATAAAGTTGGACTTGCAGATTCTACTACTGGTGGTGGTGTAGATTATACAATACAGACAGCAGTCAATTGGTATAACGCTGACATGCCAAGCATGAATCAAGCAGATGACCCTTTAAAGTGGACTCAAGTAGACATGACTCAAGCTTATACATTACTTGATGCGAATAGTACAACTACTTTACTCTATGAAGCAAAGTCTTGCTATCATATACTAGAAAATCTGTGTAAACTCTTTGGAATGAGAGTGGTATATTGGAATAATGTTGTGCATTTTATTCAGCCAAGTCAATACCAAATTGATGAATCTGGAACTATTGCAAATCCAGTAAATATACCTACTAGAATCTATGATATGTCTGGAGCTTTTGTTTCAAGTCAAGCTTTTCTGGGTAATGCAGTATTATCTGCTTATGACTTAGAAGCTGAAAATGCTACAAATCCAGGAGAGGGAATCAATAAGCTTTCTGGGGGTAAGTGGGGTGCTTTTCCACCAGTACGACAAGTCATAGCTGGTTGGAGAAGTATAACTAATATAAGTTTTTATCAATGTTTTCCAGAGATTTATGGTCAAGATACTTCAACTAATCCAGCTACTGATACTGGAGATACTACAAGCTGTCCGATTGGTACACTAAATGACTTTACAAGCTTTGATGGACTTTACTTGCAAATTTACTTGAATATTAATAATCCTTTAGCTTTTCCAGTTGATATTGATTTAAATTGGACTATAAGAGCAAGACCATCAACTGCAACTGCTTGGACTGCTGCTGCTGGAGCTTTGGCTATTGATTGTGATTGGAGTACTTTTCCAATTGGCACTTATAGATGGTATGAGTACTATGAGCCAGATATGAATTACATACAAAATGGAACTGAGTGGATAAGACCAGGTGGAGGATTTCCAGGTGGTAGTATAAATGTTCCAAATGCAAGTGGATTGTTTTATCAAAGACTTACAATTCAGCCAGGAATGTCAAATCATAATATTGTTGATAATACTTATGCTTCCAGTATGATGTTCCCTATGAGAACAATTCCACCAGACTCTTCCATGACTGGAAGCTGGGACTTTGAAATTGTCACCTGGTCTGCTATCTGGTCTTATGATAGTAGCTGGTCTGGACATGGTAGTGTAGATTCAAATGCTTCTTCAATTGATAGTCCCTTTGATTCTGGAACTCAGCCAGCTTATCCTACTGGTCAAATTTTTAGAACTCAATCAACTATTCCTAGTAATATGAATTTAATTTCTCCAGTCTTTGGTGGAAATATAAGTGCAATAGGTACAACTACTTCCTATACTATCAGTACTCCTGACTCTTACAAGATGGACTTGGGAGATATGCTCTGGGGAGATACTGATATAATATATGGAACAAGTATAAAAGTATGGAATGGAACAAGTTTTGTTGGTAGTAATCATACTGGAACTTGGGGAGCTGGGACTTTGAGTGGGAATGATACAATTACTGAATTACTTTGTAGAGATGCTTTAAATATGCAAAGTGTTCCATCAAAGCAATTAAATGCAACTTTTGCTTGTGGAAATACTGAGAAAGAAAGAAGTCCAGGATATCCAAAATATATGAATCCTATTGGAAGATTTCTTGATGTTTATTCTGTTCCAAATGTAATGATGGAAGGAACTTTTACTACTGGAAAAGATGAATGGAGTGGAAAATGGTTTGAAATGGTCTATGATTCTACCACTGGGACTACTACTTCTACTGGAACTGGTCAAATTCCTACTGATGATGATAGTAATAATGCAGATATGAAACTAGCTCCACCTGGAAGTGGAAATGCAATGTCAGTAAATAGACAGAGAGGATTTGAGGGACTGACTTTTACTACTGAATTATTCTTGATGCAAACTGCTTATGAGTCAATTGATATTCAAGCACTTGGAACTGCTGTATTGAAAGCTGGAGACAAAGTGGACTTATTTGATTTTGTCTCAAAACAGAAAATTAGACTTACTTTGAGTGCTGACCAGGGAGCTACTGATACTTCAATTTCAGTTGATGCTTTTACTCCAGATAAAAATATAGCTTCTGGAGCAATCTTAAAAATTGCTGAAGATGATTTGGCTTCTCAGTATCAGCATAAAACAAGAGGAACTATCAATATATCAGACTACTCTTTTACAGAAAGAAATACTGACCCAGCCGACCCTATTGAGGGCAATTCAGTAATGTGGCTTAGTGATGGAACTCAGACTGGTGATGATGGAGATATGCTAGTAAAAACACAAGCTGGTGGAGATGTTACTAATTACAAATTTGATTTAACAGAAGTAACACCCTGGACACCACCCCCACCAGGTTGGAGTAATAGTTATTCTTTGTTGTTTGATGGAGTGGATGACTATTTGCTTATAGCTTCTGGCTTTAAAACTGGGGCTACTACATCATCTTTTTCAGTTTGGTTTAAAAAATCAACAAGTATGAATGATGACATCATAATGTCTGCTGGTTATCCCTATGTTTCAGATTTTTCCTATTGGGTAGATAGTGGCAACAGAGTAAGAATAGACCATCCCTTATATGGGTCTTGTGCTACTTTTGCCTACACCCTACCTGATGGAACGGCTTGGTATCATTTAGTTGTTACTTTAAATCAAGAGAAAGGAGAAATGAAATTCTATATAAATGGGGATTTAAAAGATACAAAATCAGAAGAAGTAGCGGTAGACGAAGGTTCTACTCCTTGTTATATTGGTAGGTGGGCTAATGGAACTTGGGGAATATTTGGAGGGCATATTGATGAAGTTGGAAATTGGAGTAGCACCTTATCAGCAGCGGAAGTAACTGCAATTTACAATAGTGGAGAGCCAACTGATTTGAATGTAGATGCTGGGGACTATGAAAGTAGTGCAAACTTAAATGGTTATTGGAGAAATGGAGACCCAGATGGAACTTCAGAATATCCAACAATTGAAGATGCAAGTGATGAAAGTAATGATGCAACAATGACAAATATGGTTGATAGCGACATAACCGAAGATGTGCCTAGTTAAAATAAATAAATGGAAAATAAAAAATATATTATAATAGAAAGCTCAGAGGTTAGCTCAATTAATTTCTCAGAAGTAATAGAAACTTCAGTAGAGACTTTAAGATATTCTGTAGATGGAACTAAAACTTTAGTTAAATTTATTGGAGATACTCCTGGCTTTTTAGATGGAAAAACTCAATACACTCATAGTCAAATACTTATTATTTTAAGTGGCTCTGAATGGACTCCAGAAGCTCCAGATGAATGAATAATGAATGAATAATGAATCAAACTCAAATAAAAGATACAGCAGAATTTATAGCTGTCAATGCAACTGGAATTGGAATAAGTTTGACTAGCATAAATGAAGCTATAAGAACTTTAATTTTAGTGGGAACTTTAATTTATACTTTTTTAAAGATTTATGAAATTTTAAATAAGCGTAAAAAATGAAAATAGATTTACTAATAGAAAGAGATATTTATACAGAAAAATCAACTTCTGGAAAGCTTTATTTCAATGGAGAATTTCTATGCTATACTGGAGAAATGAGCTGGCTGGAGAATAAGCAAAGCATTTCTTGTATTCCTTTAGGAGTGTACTTTTGCAGAATAAGAAAAGCAGAAGAATCAGCTTCCAGAAAGTATGACCATCTTTTAGTGAAAGATGTACCTGGAAGGAGCTATATTTTAGTCCATATTGGAAACTATCTAAATTCTCAAGATTTATCTAGCTCAGATTCCAGAGGTTGTATTCTTCCTGGAATGAATAGAAAAAAGGATTTTGTTGGAGATTCAACTACAGCTCAAAATTTACTCATGAAAAGAGTTCATGAGATTAAGGAAAAGGAAGATGAAGAGTTAGTAATACAATTAATAATTAAAAAAAAATAGACATGAAAAATTACATTATAAGCAAACTTTTGACTTCAAAAAAGGTGTGGCTAGGTATAGCTTCTATAATTATTCCACTAATTGCAAAAGCATTAGATGTAGATGAAAATTCAGTAAGTCAAATCTGGTGGAGTCTTATTGCTATGCTGGGTGGACAAAGCTTGGCTGACCATGGAAAAGAAGCAAAGTAAATTTCAAAGCTAAAGAAATATATCAAGAGACTTACTGAAGAAGAAGTTGAATTGATTCATGAATGTAGAGCTGATTCTATTGAGAATATCAATGGAAATACTGCTCTGGATATTCATATTAAAGAAAGAGGTATTCAAAAGACTGATATTGTAAGTGTTAAACACTGGCAGTCTGCTTCTGGAGAATATAGATTCTCTATTGTTACCAAAGCTGATGTTGGAATCAATGAAGAATCAATTTTTTCTCAAGTCAATGACTTAATAAGTAAGCATTCTCCAGATTATACTGAACTCATAAGAACTCAAAATGAAAAAGGTAATAAGAATCTTCTTGTAATTAATCCAGCAGATATTCATATTGGAAAATATTCAGCTGAAAAAGAAACTGGAGAAGCTTATAATAGTGAAATTGCAGTCAAAAGAGTTATAGATGGAATCCATGGACTGCTTGAAAAGTCAAAAGGATTTGAGATAGAAAAGATTTTATTCTGTATTGGAAATGATGTCTTGCATACAGATACTCCTTATAGTACAACTTGCAAAGGAACTTATGTAGATTCTGCTGGAAAATGGTGGGAGCATTTTGAAGTTGCTTTGGAGTTATATATTAAGTGTGTAGAAATACTGAGAAAAATTGCTCCAGTAGATTGCATTCATTCCTTATCTAATCATGACTATCAAGCTGGTTTTCATCTTGCTCAAGCTTTGAAAGCTTGGTTCAGAAAAGCAGATGATATATCAGTTGAAGTTTCTCCAGCTCATAGAAGCTACTATACTTATGGAGAAAATCTTATTGGCTTAGAGCATGGAGATTCTGCAAAAATTGACAGACTTCCTTTATTGATGGCTCAAGAAAGAAGCAAAGAATGGTCAGCAACTAAATTTAGATACTGGTATCTTCATCATATTCATCATAAAGTAAAGCATAAGTGGCTTGATGGAAAAGACTTTATTGGAGTTTCAGTTGAATATCTTAGAAGTCCATCTTCTTCAGATTCCTGGCATTCTAGAAAAGGATTTACTGGAATCAATAAAGCAGTTGAAGCTTTTATACATTCTAAAAAAGAGGGACAAATTGCAAGAATTACTCATTATTTTTAATTGTTAAAAAGATACAATAAAAGTAGTCTAAGATTGTATTAAAAAGAATACATTTGTACTTTAAAACTTTTTGAGTTTTGAATTGTCTTGATACTTGTTTTTGAATGTTTTGTTGATACAGAGTCCCTGGTCTATACTAGGGACTTTGTTTTTGAAATATATTTACTATGCATGCATAATAAAATGACAGACTCATTGTAGTAAAAATCGCCTAAATTTTGGTAGCTTTTAGAGACTTGAAATAAAGTTTTTTTTACTTATTATCGTAAGTGCCTGATAATCAACAAACTATCTATATAAAATAAATATTAAATAATGTTGAAAAGACTTGTATTTTAACATTTTGTCTTATATTAGCAGTATGAAAACAACACACACAAAAGAGATTAGAAGAAATAGTAAAATTAATAAAACGATGAAAACAACTATTCAAGTAGGACTAAAAACGCTCACCCATCGTTGCTTTCGCCCTTATTATTATCTGACTAATTGTAAGTTGAAAGAGCTGTATAAGTATAAAAAAATTGAGCTTAAACGCACAAGCAAATTTTTTGCAGAAATCATTTTTGAGTTAGAGTCAGTAAAAGAAGAAATAGCTATAAGAAATCATAAGGATTTTGAAAATTTTAATAAAGACTGGAAAGCATACTATCTTATTAGATGTAAAAGATGGGAAGAAGAAGAAGAAGAAAGATTATCTTTCGCAAAGTGGAGAGTAGAAAAAGAAGATATGAAAGTGAAAGAAATAGAAAAGAGAATAACAAGAGCAAAAAAACAAAGAGAATTAATTATTAACAACTAAAAACAAAGAAATCATGACAAAAGAAAACAAAAAGACAAGAAAGGTTCTAGTTGAATTATGCTTAAACATTCAGAAACCAAAAGAGATTAAGGTTTTAGAATACAAAGTGGAAAGCATTTCAGATACAGATGCCAGAATAAGTGTGAATGCACATATTTTTAGAACATTTGGAACATTCCCAGTATCGACAAAAGTTCAGCAAGAATGCTTCTGCAAAGATAATTGGCATAATGCTAGTTGTGAAAAATATAAAAGTCAATATGTAAAGTAAAACTGAAAACAAACAATGAAAACAGAATTAAGAAAATCAGAAAAGTATGCATGTTTCTATAAAGTAGAGGATAACAACACTTTATATCAATCTGCACACACAGACACTGAATCCTGGGAAGATGATTGGAACATCATTGTTTTTATTTTTAGTTATCCAACTAACACAAAACAACTTGAAAGCATATTAAATAAAATGCAAGAGATTGACCCTATTATTCCAACACCAGAATTTTTGGCTTATATAGATAAACGAGATGAATACAATGCACGAATTAGTATTTTAGAAAAAGGCAAACAGCGTATTACAAAAGAAATTGATAAGAAAATAAATGTCTTAAAAAAAGAATTTGAAACTTGGAAAAAAAATAATTTATAATAACTAAAAACAAAAACAAAGAATCATGGCAAAAAGAAGATACATAGTAGAATTAACATCACGACAATTATCACTTGTTCAAAGTTCATTGGAAATTGCCGAGTTGGATTTAACTGGTGGATTCGGATATGAAAGTGGAATGAACGCACATTGTTGGAAAAATCAAAAACGCCATATAATAAGTGAAAGGATAAATGTTGCAATAAATGAAGCAATAAAAAAAGGATTAAAAACAATTAAATAATAATTAAAAACAAAAACAAAATGAAAACACTATCATTCAACATCAATCACTATTATTGTAGGAATTGGAAAAAGAAAATGTATGAGGTTTCTGTACTTGAAGAAACTAATGCTCATGCGAAAGAGGGAGATGGACTTATTTATTCTGTAAACTCATTATATAATCAAAGATACATTCCTTATAAAAAACAAGCCAAAGAATTAATAGACATTTTAAGAAAAGAATTTGATAATTCATGAATAAACTTATCAGCTTTTATCCAGATGGAATCATGCTCAAAAAGGGACTCAATAATTATCCAGGAGAATATCTTACTTTTGATGAATTGATAGCAAAGATGAAGTCAATAGAACTTAAAAGAAAGATAGAAAGAATAAGAAGTTTTGAATACAAGAGCTGGCAATATAATAGTGCAAAGAAAAGATTACCAGTTGCTTTATTCAACAAATTCAAATACAACTTAAATTCTGGAATCATTAAAGAGAATCCTATTAAGCCTTTTGATGTAGATTTTAGCAATAATACAGCAACTCAGATTGAGCAATTCAGAAAGAAAATAAAAGACTTTGCTTTATTTGTAATTGATTCTCCAAGTGGCAAAGGAATAAAATTCTTTTTAAAAAGGGAATTTAATACTCTTGAGCCAGAACTTTATTTGGAGAAATATAAAAAGATATGTAAAGAAATTGAATTAAAATATAATATCAATTTGGACTATTCCCAAGGAAGAATCAAACAACCTTTTTTTCTAACTTATATAAACTAAAAAACCAAAATCATGACAGAAGAAAGATGGAACTATTATCAGAAAGAAATTCAAAGACTAAAAGCTTTGGATAAGCAGACTACTTTAAGAGTAGAAACTCAATTTTATAATTTAAAACATAAAGAGCAATGATGAATACACTATTTACAGACACTCCCTTACTCAAAATGAATGCTCAAATGAAAGCAGATAAAATAGCAGAGCTGCTTGATAAGTGGAATTTCATTTTGCTGGAATTTCAAGAAAAAGAAAAAATAGTAAAAAATTCTATCAAGTCTTTGGCTTGGTCAATAGCAATAGACCAGCTTGAAAATTGCATAAAAGATTTAAGAGACTTAGAAAGAAATTTGAACTCTATTGACAAATATCATAAAAATTGTATTAACCTTATAAAACATATTGAAAAATGAAAAAAGCTAGAATTACAAAAATTACAGAAAAAAAAGAATTTGCTGGACTCCATGTCTTTGAACTTACTTTACATAGTGAAAATGAAGTTGATGATGGAGTAATTGGAAATATCTACAAACAAACTGCTACTCCAGGAGTTGAAGTGAATCAAGAAATTGAATATACTATCAATGACAAAGGAACTATTAAGATTCAGACTGAATATGAAAAGAGAAAGCTTGCAGAAAATACTACTTCCAGTACTGCTTTTGGCTATGTAAAATCCAATACAATGACTAAAGAAGATTGGACTGCTAAGGACAAGCTAAAATCTGATAGTATTGCAAGACAAACTGCATTGAAAGCAGCAGTTGCATTTACTCAATCTTATATTGCATCTGGGACTAAATTAGCTCCCAAAGATATTACTAATATAGCTGGAGAATTTATGAGATTCATTACTGATGAAATAATTCCAGAAAAAAGTACTGCTGAAATCATAAAAGACTACAAAGTAGATGTAAAAAAAGCAAAGTCTATTATAGAAAAGAATGAAGAAAAGCTTCCTTTTTAAAAATGGACTTACTTATATACAAAGCCAAGCTAATACTCAGTAGATTCTTCAAAGTACATCAATGTCATTTTGAAAAGAATAAGTCCAGAAAAGTCAAAGTCATTGAAGCAAGAAGATTTCTTTGCTATTATTTAAGGAATGAATTGAATTTGTCTTTCAAGCAGATTACTGAGCAGATTCCAGCTATTACAAATCATGCAACTGCAATTCATCATTGTAAAAAATTGCAAGAGCTTTTCTTTGCTGAAAAGAAACTTCAATCTAAATACAACTCTTTTTTAAGAATACTGAAAGAAGATGCAGACTTTTATATTCTTACTGAAATAAAAGATTTGCATTCTACTAGAAGCTCAATTACTTCTAAAATAAATAAATTAAAAAAACTTCTAATCACTAAAAAACCAAAATCATGACAAAATTACCAAGAACACAAAAGCAAGCTATTGAGTATCATTTAAGAAATTCTAAGTCTATTACTTCTTTAGAAGCTATCAAAGAGTATGGAGCTACAAGACTTTCATCAATTATTTTTGATTTGAAAGATGCTGGCTGGAACATTACTAAAGAGACTGAAACTCATAAGAATAGATTTGGAAATTCAGTAAGCATTGCTAGATATTATTGGAATGGATAAAATGAAAGCTAATTACTATGCAATCATTCCAGCATTTGTAAGATATGCTCCAATAAAAGCAAACTCTAAGCTGCTATATGGAGAAATAACAGCTCTTTCAAATAAGTTTGGATATTGCTTTGCTACAAATAATTATTTTGCAGAGCTTTATAATGTATCAAAAAATACTATTTCTCTTTGGATAAAAGAACTCAAAGATTCTGATTTTATTAAGGTAGAAATAATAAGGAATGAAAATAAGCAAATCATAAAAAGAAAGATAAGTATCACTAAAAATGATGAGAGGGGTCTCACTAAAAATCTTAAAGAGAATACTACAAGTAATAATACTACAAGTAATAATATATCTCTTAGAAAAGAGGACTTTGAAAAATCAGTAAAAAAATCAACAAATGGTTATGGATATACTCTGGACTTATTAAATGAATTTTGTGATTATTGGACAGAGCCGAATAAAGCAAATAGAAGAATGAAATTTGAAATGGAAACAACTTTTGATATATCTTTGCGTTTGAAAAGATGGGAAAAAAATTCAAAGAGATGGAATAAAACTACTCATTCAAATACTAAATTTCATGCTCAAATTTCTGAATATGAGAAAGCAAAGAAATTGATATGAAACTAAAAGAATACAAGATAGAAGAATTAAAGCCTTTAGTCTTAGAGCTGATAGCAAGAACTAATTTTGAATTAGGTTTCAAAACTTCTGCTGAGACTCTTGCTGGTCTTTCTACAATACTTGCAGAAGATTTAATTACAGCTAGAACTTTTTTTAATTTAGAATTTTCTGACATTCAAAAATCATTTCATCTTGGAATAAGAAATGGTAAAGATAATTTCATGAATATACCTACTTTCTGGAAGTGGATAAAAGAGCATAAGCAAAGAATTGCAGATGATATTTATTCAGCAGAAACTTTAGGAGTAAAAGAAACTGAGCTTTTGTATTATAAACCAAAACAAAAATTATTGAAATGAAAATTTTAAACTTGTATTCTGGAATAGGTGGTAATCGTAAACTCTGGGGAGATGAACACGAAATAACAGCAGTTGAATTGGATAAAGATATTGCTGCAATTTATAAGGACTTCTATCCTAGTGACAAAGTTATAGTAGCTGACGCACACGAATATTTATTAGAACATTACAAAGAATTTGATTTCATTTGGAGTTCACCACCCTGTCCGACACATAGTAGAATAAATTTTAATTTTCAAAAGAATTTGAAATATCCTGCAATGGAATTATATCAAGAAATTATATTTTTAAGGCAATGGTTTAAGGGTAAATATTGTGTTGAAAATGTTATACCCTATTACCCACCCTTAATTCCTGCAAAAGAATATGATAGACATTTATTTTGGACAAATTTTTTAATTGGAACAAGTAAATATACTAATGTTCAGCATATTTTAAGGGGTGATTTACAAACGAAAGCAAAAATAAAAGGAGTAGAATTAGACGATTTGAAAAAAGTAAATAAAAACAAAGTCATTAATAATATGGTAAATTCAAAAACAGGACAATACATTTTAGATTGTGCTATGAATGTAATAAGAAAGGAAAACACAGAACAAACAAAATTATTTTAAAATGAAATACTTTGTAATAATATATATTTTAATAATTGTAGTTTGTGTATTGGAAGCTTACTTTTGTACTGAAGTTAGAGATGATGATTACTGAAATAATTAGTTTTATAGGTGGCTTGCTTGTTGGATTATATGTAGCTTATCAAATTAAATACAAGCTTGATACTGAAATGAATAAAGTCAAAAGAGACTTGAAGATGTATAAAGATTTTTTTAAGAAAAAATATGATGATGACTAGACATTTGATAAATGGAAAACCTTATACTTCTAAGACTTTAGATGATAAGAAAATAATAATAGAAGATTGGGTATTGAAAAAAATGCCAGTAGCAGCTTCAGTAAGATGTTATGAGCCAGTAGCAGATGGAAGATACTATTCTGACTTCAAAGATGTGAACCAGCAATTTAGACTCATTGGAACTGAAAAGCAGTTGTATGCTTTCTTCTGTAAGCAATTAGATGAAAAAGGTTGGCAAATTCAAGACTCTTATGATTTTAAACCAGAATCAAAAGACTCTGAATGGTATAGTAAAAAAGAAAATATCTGGATAAGAAAGAAGATTAAAGAATATAAAAAACTTTACAAAGAAAGAAATAAAGAAGTCATTTTATTGGATATAGTATGAAACAAAAAGAAAGAAATAAAGTAAATGAATATACTAGAGCTTCAATGAAAGGAAAAGAAATTCATTGTCCTAAGTGTGATTATCCAATTATAGTTTATAATTTTGCATTCAGCAAGTTGAAATGCTATCATTGTAAAAAGGATATAGATAAATATGATTTTTATTTGCAAAGTCATTATGAAAGAAAAAAACTATAATACAATCAAATTTGTTTTAAGAAGTCATATAAAAAATAAAGTTGATTCCTTATGGACTTGGCAATTTGATAACTTTACTTGCTTATATAATACTTTAGGGAATAAGCTCAGAATTTTTACTGCTCAACAATTACTAGACAAAATCAATGAGAGCTGAAATAATTTTTGAAGTTGATAATTTATTAGAACTTGACAAAGCTGATATAAAGCAGAAGATATTAGAAAAGATAGCAAATGACTTAGATGAGTGGCTAAAAGGAGATAGAGCAATTTATATAAAATTTTATGATGATGAAGATATTGACAAATACAATCTATTTGCTTTGGATAGTAATAGAATGCTTGAGTAATATTATAGCTGGATTAACTTTCTTACTTGCATTTAAGATAATAGAACATGTCTATACATATATTCAGATGAGCATTAATTACTACTATCATAAGTATAAGTGTAAGGGAATGCTGGAGAATGATAAAAGATTTCCGTTTTGAGTGAATCAAGATTACAAGAATCAATAGTAAAGTACATTGCTTTAAGTTATAAACAAGCAAGATACTGCTGTTCCTTAGGTGGTATTAGGACTACTTATAAACAAGCAAGACTTGCGAAAAGAACTGGCTATGTAAAAGGTTTTCCAGATTTATTTATAGCTTTGCCTATGCCTAAGAAAAATTATGCTGGACTATTCTTAGAAGTGAAGCTTCCAGGAAGATATGCAACTAAGGAGCAAAAAGAATGGATTGACTATTTGAATAGCGTTGGATATAAAGCAGAAGTGGTCAAAGGATTTGACCATGCTAAAAAAGTAATAGATACTTATTTTGATGAAGAAGATAAGTAAAAAGCAAGCAGCTATCAATAGAAAGAAAGCAGAGCTTTATATAAAGATAGGAATGATAAGAGAACATAAGTGTACTGGCTGCGACAGATATGATGTTCCTTTGTCTCATTCGCACAAGATTCCAATTAGCAGAAGAAAAGACTTAGAGCTGGATATAAATAATATAACTTATCATTGCTTAGACTTTGGGAATAGACCTGGTTGTCATACTCTTTGGAGTGGTGGACTGGCTGATAAGCAGAAGCTCTTAGACTACTGGAACTCAATACATTATATCAAAGAGAAAGACTCTGAATACTATCATTTGTTGATGATGGATAAAAATAAACTTACTTAACTTATACTATGCCTACATTCCCTAAGAAAAAGATTAGACCATGGATTCCAGTAAGAAAGAAAGGTTCAAGAGAATCTATTATAAAGAGTACTGATATTCAAAATAATTTTCAAAGCTTTTACAACTCTAAGAGGTGGAGAAGTCTAAGGAATTATTACTTATCAATGAATCCTTTATGCAAAACTTGTGAAGAAGCTGGCTACTGCGAACCAGGAACTGACATTGACCATGTCATTCCTTTGAGACTTGGTGGGACTAATAATTTAGATAACCTACAAACCTTATGCAGAAGCTGTCATGCTAGGAAATCTGGAGCTGAAGCTCATGTAAAAAGTAATGGATAAAGATTTAAGTTGAGGGGGGGGGTGGCATCATGTGTCTCTTGATTAGAGTAGATACCATGCTTATAAAAAAAATTATGAAAAAAAAAATTATGAAAAAAAAAAATTGCTCTGGGGGGGAGCTTTCCATGGTAAAAACAAATTTTTATATACAT